GCCGTGTTCCTGACAGATTATCCAATCTTCGGAGTTGTGGCCGCACCTCAATTCATTGATGCCGCAAAGCAAATGCAGGCGATCATTGAAGAAAACAGTGTTCGTGGCGCCTGGACTCGAGAACTTCTCCTGTTCTTTCAAGATGGTTTCAAGTACAATCTGTCCGCAACAATCGTTACCTGGGACAAAGTCATTACTGCCGCCCTCGACACAGATCCATCCTTCGATGCCGGACAGCAAGGTAAAGTCCGTGAAGTGATCTGGAATGGTAATGTCCTCACTCGCTGGGATCCATACAATACCTATTTCGACTGCCGTTGCGAACCGTACGATATTCCTACCAAGGGGGAATTCTGTGGTCGTACGCAACTTATGTCCAGAACCGCCCTCAAAACGTTCATTGCGAAGCTGGATAATAAGATCATTGAGAACATTCAGCCCGCCTTTTAATCTCCTAGTCTTCTTAATATCGGTGACAGCGGTACCTATGGTGCTTCTTATTACTTACCTCTTGTCAATCCAAATAGTCTGATCGATCCTGATACGATCGGATCTTTCGATTGGCTCGGCTGGGTAGGAATGAACGCGGGCGGCACTCGGAAGAGCGGTGGCGCCATCAACTATCGCGGCTTGTACGAAGTATCCACCGAATACGTCCGAATCATTCCCTCCGACTTCAATCTCCGCGTCCCTGCACCAAACACTCCGCAAGTCTGGAAACTGATAATCATCAACCACAGTGTTATCATCTACGCAGAACGTCAGACAAATGCGCACGAAAAGATCCCTGTGTTTTTTGGCTGCCCGTCTGAAGATGGCCTATCTTATCAGACGAAATCACTCGCTACTGACGCACTTCCTTTCCAGCAGACAGCATCCGCACTGATGAATTCTGTTCTGGCTGCGCGTCGCCGAGCTGTAACTGATCGAGTACTATATGATCCAAGTCGCGTTTCTGAGGCACATATTAATTCTCCTAATCCGGCCGCTAAAATTCCTGTTCGCCCGAGTGCCTATGGAAAGAATCCTGGTGATTCTGTCTATCAGTTTCCGTATCGCGATGATCAGTCTGGTATCAATCTTCAAGAAATTCAAGGGCTGATCGGATTTGCTAACCAACTGAACGGACAGAATCAGGCGCGCCAAGGTCAGTTTGTCAAAGTGAATAAGACTGACGGACAGTGGCAATCTACCATGTCCAATGCTACTTCCAGCGATCAATTGACTGCGCTGCTCTACGAAGCACAAGTGTTCACTCCGATGAAGGAAGTTCTGAAGCTGAACATCCTGCAATACCAGGGTGAGACCAGTGTGTATTCGCCATCGCAGCAACAGAATGTCGATGTAGATCCAGTTCTGCTTCGTCAGGCGATCATCAATTTCAAAGTGACTGATGGACTGCTCCCGTCCGAAAAAGTGATTAGTACCGAAAGTCGGCAGATTGCAATGCAGGTGATCGGAACTAGTCCAAACATTGGCGCCGCATACAACATTGCACCGATGTTCTCGTACATCATGAAGACGGAGAATGTAGACCTCAGTGCATTCGAAAAGAGTCCTCAGCAGCAGGCGTATGAACAAGCACTTGGCGCGTGGCAGGCAGTTTCCATCGAGGCTGCTAAGAAAGGCACTGCTCCCAGTGCGCCGCCGCTCCCGGAACAATACGGTTATAATCCCGCTATGCAGAACCCGGCGGCTCAAGGTGCAGCTTCTGTGTCTACTCCTGGAACTGCTGGCGGTCTGACGAATGGAGCAACGTAATGGCAACCCTATCTCAAACAAATCAATTTCAATCCTGGACTCTTTCACCGGAAGAGTTCCTAGCCGGCGGCTTGCTTACAACCGCCCAGAAGCAATGCATCCAGAACCAGATCGCATCAGTAGCCACACAGAAGATCAATCTAGCTTTCACCCCCGACAAGCCAATGGAATTCGCTCAGCAAGAAGCGCATCTCCGCGGACAGATTGATGCACTGTCGTATCTTCTTACCCTATCCGAAGAAGCTGAACTTCAGCGCTCTGGACAACGCCCCTTGGAACTTTGATCGGTTCCGTCACCCTCGCCATTTCGGCAAACTAACCTACCCTCAGGAATCCTACCATGTCACGCGATGAAACTGCTATCGAGTCTGAAATTCAAGCTAAGGGCTTGAACGCTCCCAGACTTTCTCCCGAGCTTATTGATGCAACTATTGTATCAGAAGCTTACCATGTTTTCCCCTGTACTTCCGTTACTGTTTGCCTACTGACTCTTCGCAATGGTTTCAGTGTTGTTGGTCAATCCGCATCAGCTAGTGTTGAGAACTTTGATGCCGAATTGGGCCGTAAGATTGCTCGCGGTAATGCTCGTGAAAAGATCTGGCAACTTGAAGGTTATCTTCTTCGCGAGAAGCTTTCCATCTGCGGTCGCTAATTTCTAACTCTCAACCATAACGGAAACTACCATGTCAGTTTTTGATAAAATCTTCGGCGCCAAGACCCAGAATGTGCCCGTGCCCCAGCCAGGTGTCACGAACAATCTCCAGAATAATCCGCCGCCCACTCCGCCGCAGTCTTCCCAGCAAACTGCCCCGAATGGTGCTGTGCCTGCCGGTTCCCAGAACCCTCCAGACAAATCCCCTGAAGATAAGTTCGAGAAGCTCTGGGAAACTCCTGCTACTGATCCAAATGCCCCGAAGTCTGGCGCTGACGACAATGCTCTCACTCCCGAGAAAATGTTGGAAGCTGCGGGTAAAGTAGATTTCAAACGTGTTCTGGATCAAGACTCTCTGCGTAAGATTGCTGCGGGCGGAGAAGAAGCTGTGGCCGCAATGGCTGAACTTCTGAACAAAACTGCACAGACTGTCTACGGACAATCTACTGTGGTCGCCCAGAGACTGATTGAACAGCAGGTAGCAAAGACCCGAGAAGAGATCACTCCTCAACTCCCCGGCCTAGTTAAAAAGCAAACCATGCAGGAAACTCTCTTTACTGAGAATCCTGCTTTCAAGAAACCTTCGGTTGCCCCAGTGGTGACTGCAATCCAAGATCAATTGGCCAAGAAATATCCGGATGCTAGCGCTTCTGAGTTGAATGCGATGGCAAAAGATTATCTCAGGGCGGCTGCAGAAGACTTCAATCCTACTCCCAAAAAGGAGCCGACCGCTGCTGAGCGGGGCGTAGATTGGGACAAGTGGGTTGAATCTTCTTTGCAGTGAGTTTGCATCTTATTCCATCTTCGTAATCTTAGTGGCCACTGTGCCAGAAGGAATTATTCATGAGCCTCTTTAATCGCGTTCAATCGACTACGCGTTCGGGACTTCCCGAAATCGGTCGTGCGGGCCAAGGTTTCCTTGGTAACATTTCTATCGTCACTAAATCTACCAACGCCGATCATACGATCACGGTGGCAGAAATGGCTGGCGGCATGATCTATTATGACTCGCTGTCTGCTGGTCGTGCCGTTACTACTCCCACTGCCGCACTGATTCTTGCTGCCGCCCCGGATATGGATATCGGCGACTCGTTCAGTTTCGTCGTCAGTATTCAAGATGCATTTGCAATCACTTGGACTGCGGGCGTTGGCGTAACTCTGGTTGGTCGCGCTACTACTCCTGCCAGTTCGTTCTCCATCATCACTGTCACGAAACTGTCGGCAACGACTGTTCAGTGGCACGTCTCGTAATCTGGTCGCACTCTCTACTATCTCATAAGGAACTCTCATGACCACCGGAATCTTCAATACCAGCGGCTTTACCACCGATCTTGCCGCAAAATCATTCGCAGGGATGATTACTCGCCTCATGCCCAATGGCCAAGCGCCATTGTTCGGTATGACCTCAATGTTGCCGACTGAACAAGCTCTTCAGGTTGAACATGGTTTCTTTACCAAGACCATGCTCTTCCCGATGATCAATCTGGATGCAGCAGTTGCCAATGCTACTGACACCACTTTCACTGTGGCCTCCACTACGGATGTGCTGCCGGGAATGTTGATGCGCGCGGAATCGACTGGTGAAGTTGTTATCATCAACTCGATTTTGTCTGCGACTCAAGTGTCCGTTACTCGGGGCGTTGGTTCTACTGCGGCAGCAATCGCTGACAACGTGAACCTGTACCAGATCGGAAACGCTTTTGAAGAGTCGTCCATCCGTCCGAATGCTTTGCAAATCAACCCGGTTCGTATCACCAACTACACGCAAATTTTCCGCAATACCTGGGCACTTTCGGGCTCTGCGCAAGCCACGCAAGTGATTGCTGGTGAGACGACCGTTGCAGAAAACCGGATGGATTGCGCCGCTTTCCACGCTGCGGATATCGAGAAGGCTCTGTTCTTCGGTACGAAATCTCAGGGTACTCGTAATGGCCAACCGTTCCGCACGATGGACGGCCTGCGCAACATCATCCTGAATGCTTCGTACTATCCGGCCAGTTATGGCGGTGTGGTGAACAACACTACGGCAGGCGCAACCACAAACTTCACCCAACTGGAAACGGCTCTGGATCCGGTCTTCAATCAGGCAACTGATCCGAAGGTTGGTAATGAGCGCGTTCTGTTCGTCGGTGGTTCGGCTCGCAAAGTGATCAACAACATTGGTCGCCTGAACAGTACGTACTACATTCAGAACGGCGCAACTTCGTATGGTCTGCAATTCGGTCAATTCAATATTGCCCGGGGCAGTTTCCGTATGATCGAGCATCCGCTGTTCAACTCGAACAGTGACTGGAGCAAGTACGCAATTGCTGTCGATCTGTCTACTTTCCGTGTTGCTTACCTGGGTGGCCGCAAGACCATGAAGCAGGAATTCAACATGGATGGTGACACGGTTGTTGACAATGGCATCGACGCTGTTGGCGGCACGCTGACTACGGAACTGACCTGTGTGGTGAAGAATCCGCCGGCCAACGCCATCATCACCAATCTGACGGCTGCGGCTGCTGGTTGATTCAGGAGAACTGAGATGACTGTCCTGCAACTCAATCCTCCGGGAATGGCTGCTACGGATGTTGGCTACATCTCCTCGATTACCATTCGGTATAATGGCGCAGATAATGTGCTGACTCCGAATGGCAGTAACCAAATCACGTTGCCGAATGCAACTACTGGAGCACGAGCTGCAGCAGATCGCATTCTTGGCGGCGCTGGCGGAGTTACTGGTCCACGAGGAACCAGCATCCATATGGCCCACGCAGAGTCTTAATTTCCTCCTGAGGGAATGTGATTTTGGGCGGGAGTCACAATAATCTATCCCGCCCACCACCTCAGGAGATTCTTATTACCATGAACGCTGTCACCACTACTGTCCCTGCACCTACTGCCGAAAAACGGCTCTACAAGAGCACTCTTAAATTCAACAACGTCATTTTTCCAAATGGCCATGTTGCACATTTCAAGGGCGGAATGTACGTCACCGATGTACCTGCACAGATCGAGTATCTGGACGCACAAATCGCACAAAACGGATTTGGCGGCGCCGTCTACATTGATCCTACCGCTCGTACTATTACTGCCGAGCAAGAGAATCCAATGCTTGCACTTCGTAAACGGTTGTTTGAAGAATTCGAAGCTGAGCGGCTTGCTAAAATCGATCCCAATAACGACATGGGCTCCAGTGCGCAAGGCAAACTGAATCCTGCTAGTACTACAGATATTGCACCTGTTGCACTTGGCGGCGACGGCGCTGCATCTATTCGTGCTGCTGTGGCCGCCCGCGCATCGAAGTAAGTAGGTCTAGAAATGACACTCGCTGAACTAATTGCCGAAGTCTATACTATCACCAATCGCCCAGATTTGGTGGCACAAACGCTGACAGCAATTCGTTCAGCTACTCTGAAGCTACATCAGAGTGATTACTACTACAAGGATATTCGGGAAACCGGAGTTTCTTTCACGACTGCTGAATACCTCCAGCAGATCGAATATCGCACACTATTCCCTAAGTGGCGAGCACTGAAATACATTCGGAAAACAGATGTTACAGGCACTGAACAAGGTAAGCTCCTGGACATTATTGTTCCCGAGAATATCCTGGATGACTACAAGATTAATAGAAACGATGTTTGCTATGTGGCAGGTGAAGTCGTTCAGATTCGCTCTTCTACGCAACTTCAATACACGATTGTCGGCCGGTACGATAATCCAGATATCACACAAGCTGGATATAATTCTTGGATTGCTCTCGATCATCCGTATGCAATTATCTTCGAGGCCGCTAGTACCGTGTTCAAGATGATTGGTGACACAGATCAATTCTCAGCATACACACAACTTGCAGGAATGCAACTTGTTGAATTGCGGAATACTAACATTCTTGCGCAAGGATATTAACTCATGGCTACCGCATCTATTTGGGATCCTACGACTCCTGTGCTTGTTCCCGGAGTCTATGAAAATTTTCCAGGCACGCTTACAGAGCAAGGATTGGCTACTAAGCTCTGGAGTTATC